TCTACAGAATTAACTGCTTTACAACGAGGACATTTAAGCCTGTAAGGAGTTGAAACCATCTCAGCTAAAAGCTTCTTACAGCTAGTGCATCTGACATGGAAAAGAGTTTGCCGTACAACTACAGCTCTATCTTCTCCGTAAGCGTCATCCATTTCACAAAGCCTTAACCACCATGAAATTACATGAGAAGATCATTCGTTCTTCTTCATCTCTTTCCAAACCGAAAGGAGACTGGTTGGCTTCTATCTTGTAGTAAGTGGTGCTAGTTAAAGTTTCGTTAATTACTTTCGTTAATGTTTTCATTATGTCAACAGCTAACGACTGGCAATCAGAATAACTAGAAGCTCTTGTGTGGCACATCAGCCCAGCGTTCTCAATAGGTGGAGAAGTATTACCACCGAACACATCAGTAGGAGCGTTACCACCTGTCTCATATATAGCGACACACGTATCAGGGGAGTCAGGCATACGACCAAGAAAAAGATTCGTGCCTAACGTTAAAGTCGCGTCAGTAACATTCGCCGCTAAATAAGTTCCTACGTCACCTAAAAGAGCCATTACTTCATCACCCTTTTAATCGCTTTAATAACTCTAGGAACTAAAGTCATCTGTTTTCTTTTAGCTGGCCATTCAAGATACTTGGCGGCTCTAGTCTCACCGGGGACTCCTGTGTCTACACCACCACGTTTTTTTGATGGGTGAAAGTAAGTCAAGTTTTCGTGTTGAACTAAAGCATAAGGAGCGGCTACTCCACCATAAGCAACTGTGAAAGTTTTTAATAGAGTCCCTCCACCACTGCTTTCTATTTTAAGAGTTGCCGATCCTCGTAAAGCTCCTTCATGGTGAGGAACGAGTCCCATTGATTCGCTTTTAATTTCGTTAGCTATCTTATGTAGTTCTTGATTAACGGACATAACAATTTCAGGTGAAGCTGTTTTAAGAATTTTCTTTACGTCTGCCACGCCTTGTAGTTTTATGTTTGCCATTACCTGTTCCCAACGTAAGCAACGACTCCGACCTGCCCTAAAGGATCTTTCCTAGTCTCGACTTTAACTAATGGTCTAGTAGCGCTAATAGGAGCGCCTAAAGTTACTTGATCCTCTACGTTTAACGTCAGAGAAGAATCAGGAACGTAAATAACCCATGCAATCTTTTTATTTTCATCCATGTCGCGTTCAGCTTCGTTAGCTCTACGAATGTAAGCGTCATAGGAAACAGCGCTACCAGTAAAGGTGCGTTCACCGTAATTGTTTACAGTCGAAGTTGTACGAAATTCAATCGTGTCTGGAGTCATGTTGACCTTCAGATCAGTCATAAACTGTGCAGAAGGTTGAGCCATTAGTCAGCGCCTGCCCAAAGAGGTTTAAGATCAGTTTCCGTGTTACCGAAACGGTCATCGTCAAACTGTCCCTTGAAGAATCCACCTCTAACGATGTTGGAATTATCCCAATCAATGTCTTTATCTGAGACTGTTATACCGCCTGCGTATGGTGTTGGTGTGAGTCCTTCACGACCTGCCATTTCTAATAGGTAAGCGGCTTGGCTTTGGTAAGCTTTAGCCTTTTGACTCATGCTTACTTTCATGTCGCCTACAGACTGGTCTGCTAGGCGGGAGAATTTAGAAGCAATAGTTATACAAGCACGATAAGCGGCGCTGTATAAACCAGTAATAGCTGTAGTGCTACCTGTTATTTCTTTGTTGATCCAAGTTATTTCTTCGTTAGCTAGAAGCTGATCGTTCGTGTCTGTGTCTCCACATAGGAAACGAATAGCGTCTAAAGCACTCGAATCAGGATCACCGCTGTAAGACCAAGCCATGATTATGAACTATAAAAAATTGAGCCAGCAAGAGTCCCAGAACCAGCAACGTCTACATAAATACCATTAGTGAATCTCACACCGTTAGCTATGTTTACGTTACTTACTCCGCTTGAGGCAACACTTATATATCCAATGATCGTACCTGAAGCTGAAGTTCCGTCATGGATTTTTGCTGTAGCGGCATTAGAACCGCCCGATTCGTAAAAAACTCCTCCGTAAAAGATACCATCTCCAGTCACAGCGGCTTGATCTGAACCTGTGAGCGCTACTGATGTTGAACAATTATTTGGTGGTTGTGCCATATTCTCTCCTTAAAAGCGCTTAAGCCAGAGCCAGTTTACCCAGCTCTGGCTTATGCGGTGGTGTTGTGTTTCTCTATTAAGCGGCTACTGCATTAGAGAAGAAGTATCCTAAAGCGGATGAAACGATCTTGGTGTCCCAAGCGGACTCAATTTCGATTCTGTCAGCTTTACGTTCTTCCATGCGGAAACGACTTACAGCAGAAGACGTACCTAATCCAGAACTAATACCGTTCCATACCATTGAATATCCTGCTGATGGAACCATCAGACCGGGATTCGCTGGTGTGTAGCAAAGCAAGGCATCTCTATCGCCGATCTGTGCGTAAGAAGCTGTAGCTCCTTCAGCGGCGCTGTTGTATGTTCCTGCCATTACTAGGACACGATCAACATTGAACAAGCGAGCGAGGAGATCCTCAGTCACTGAATCCTGTGTTGTGTATTTGATTCTGTCTACGATGTCTGCATTGTCAACAAGTGCTGAGAATACTTTGTATGACATGATGAGTGTGTTTGGAACATACCCAGTGTTTGTCAATACTGTATTCTTACCTGCTTCAATGTCAGCTATAGGTGTAGAGCTAGCGGCACTCCAAAGTGTGCTTGGTGTGCTGTCAGTTCCCCAAACGCTTGTTGTGAAAGCGGCGGCGGCCCATTCTACTTCTTGACGAATCAACATTTGTTGAGTCAAGAAACGTGTGGCATCCATATCAGGGTTCAGTGGGCTATCAGAGTTGGCTCTCGTTTGATCGCCAATGTCCTTATGTAGTGCGAATACATCGCAAGAATAAGAAGCTGTGCTGAGTGAGTACCCAGTTCCAGCGGACTCTGTACCATCTGCTCTACGTTGTACTTGATCCCGCATGAAATCAGCTTGCGAGTATGTGAAATACTTGTCAGTCTGTTTCGCTACGGAAACTTGTGGAAACGCACGTGACGCAACGAAAGCATAAGCTTCCTGCATGTAAGCAACTGACATATTCGTCAAAATCGCGTCTACGTGGACGTCTGTTGAGGTTGGTTGTGGCATTTGTTATTCCTCCTTAAGCCGCACGAGCGTTCGTGATATTGATGAACGCTGTGAATGTTTCACCGGCTGAGGCGGCACCGATTGCTTGACCAGCAACATACACTGTTGTGTCTGTTCCTGCGGCAATGGCATCGCCTTGTCCGTCTGCGGAAGTACCAAGAATATTGCCAGCGGCGATTGTGCCATCAGCTACAAGCTTGGAAACTCCATGCGTTGTAACGATTGCGGCGCCACCTGATTCAGGATTGTTTTGAAGAACCCCGATTGGCTTATCCGTGATAGCGGCACATACGGTTACCTGAGTAGCCGATGCAAGCTTCACAAAATGATACTGTTTGGAGGACAAATCTGTACTTGCGGTGAGTTCACCGAAAGTGGATTGTTGCCCTTCATATGCGGCCATAACTTAGACCCCCTGTTCTGTCCTGTACCTTGAATAAAGGTCAGGGTTTTCGACTGCCACAAGCCCGATTGCTTCTGGCACAGTTTTTGCTCTACCTGCTTCAACAGCAGATTTAGCGAGGGCTTCAATTTGGTCGTAAGCATCAGTTGATGTTTCATCCAAATCAGAACCCAATTCTTTCAACACGCCAGCCTCGGCTAATGCTGAAGCACAGTTATCAAAAATACTTTCAATGACTGTTGTTGCTTCTTGATTAGCGGCTCGGAGGGAGCGTAGAACAGGTGCGAAATCTTCAACAACGACACCTGGAAGGATGCGCCATTGGCTGACTCGCTCAGTGGCTTTCTCCATCTCACGTTCTTCACGAAGCGAAGCGGCTTCAGCCGTTGCATCGTCAAGCTGTTTGCGGAGATCAGCCAGTTCTTTAGCTACCAATTCCGAGTCAGCGGTGTCACTCTTTGATACAGAAGCAACGGAGGCGGCTACAGTTTCCATTTCTGGTTCTGCAACTACTTCCTCTGCAACTGCTTCAGGAGTTTCCACTTCTTCTTCAGCAGGGGTGTCAATGGTGCTTTCTAATTCACTCATTGTCATTCCTTCGTTGGTGTTATTGTCTTGTGTCTCTAATTCAATAGCGGATATTACCTCATCCAAAACGGCGGCTGAGTCTTTGCGAACTAACCATCCTTCATAAAGATGAGCAGGATGATCTACACCCGATGTCTCATCTATTTGAAGCTCTACGAGCTTTTTAGTTTTTGGCATTGATCCTCCGTTGGAGACAATGCCTAGATTACAACAATGTTATTCGTTTGCATAGTGTCCAGCTTGTTCTGTTTATTGTGTGTTTAAGCCTGTTTAACTGCGCTATAACGCGCGTAAATAGTTATTGTGGATGGATTGTCCTGTTTTCGGTTTGAATCGCCTTAAATCGCCGTTAAACAATTCCAAGATTTCTTGAGATTTCTTGAAGAAACAGTGGTATCCCTAGCCCTGTCTAGGGTATACTAGGTATATGGGATACAAAGTAAAAGCAGAGGACAAAATGACAGCTTTTGAATTTGCCGCTGATCTAGAAAGAAAAGCCGCAAACAAAAAGTTTCGCAAAGACTTCTTTGAAGTTGCACTCTCAATTTTTACTTGTGGACTTTCCACAGTAGTAATCGGAATAGTAAAAGGAATATAAAAATGGAAACAACACTATACATGAAAAACATTAAAGACCGAGTAGATAGCGTCTACAGCGGAAAAGCTTACACAAGCTGGATGGACAAAACCCAAGCAAGAGAAGTAAGAGCCAGCCAAGCATTTCGCAAAGCTTTCTACGCAAACATTGAAGCAAATGTCCGTAAGGATATGCACAAAGCAGTCAAGGATCGTAGCCACGACCTAACGATGGAAACAATGAAAGAAATGCACAAAGCTAAAAGAATTGCTACAGAAGCTACTCAAGCTTTTAAAAGAGCAGTCAAGGCATACGACAAAATGTTTGAAGATAAAGGATGGGGTGGATATGTTCCAGCAGGACTCGCAAACCTTGACAGAGCAGTAGATTACAAACTACTCGAAAGAATTCGTTCAAATTTTTATCATGCGGTAGAAAATATCGAAGATGCAGGAAGCAGTTACGGATGGGAAGCCTACTACGCACCACTCGCCACATGCTGTTCTGATTGGAACGACTTTCACACTCACATCAGAGAAGCGAAAATTGTTGTAAGAAATGGAGGTGAGGCTATTTAAAACTAATCATAAGAAATTTTGCGGAAAGGGGGCTTCGGCTCCCTTTCTTTTTTTATCTCTTACCGCCATGATACGGAGTGGCGTGACCTAAGCTCACCATCTCGTCATTCAAACACTCGCCTTCTTCGTTTAATATCCTGCCAAGAATCCTGCCGAACTTACCTTTCTCGTCTAAAGAAGTTTCGATAATAACTTTGTGTTCCAAAGCGCTTATCCAATCTTCGACATAGCGTTTAGCGGCGAGTCCTGCTTCTTTCTCCACAGCATCTTTTGTTCTCGACTCAGGGGCGTTAATGCCCATGAACCTGATTCTGCCTTTGTAATAAATATCGAAACCTAAATTAAGGGTTACGTCTATTGTGTCTCCATCCACTACGCGACCTACTGTTGCTTTATAGTGGAATAGTTTTTGTTTACTCAAGAGTTGACCTCCAGTGGTCTTGCGAGGAATGTAGCTTGGTGGCTCTGCCTGTATTATTTTTTCTAAGCCAACTTTGCTTCTTCGGCTATGTTGGCGTAGTTCCCGCCAAGATGATCTTATACCGATATACACTCCTCTGAGTTCTTTAACAACCTTACCATCTTTCAAAATTGTGCAAAAGACACCCTGTTGTCTAAATGTCCGCTAGAGTTAATCACCATGTCAGAAGAATTGTCCTTGAAGGACTTTTTGGAAAAGCAAACTCGCACTACGGCAACAGCGTGGGTTGAAACTTTACCTGATGATATTTTCAATCAAATATGGGATGCTTTCCACGACTCTGACGTTCCTGTCGGTAAAGTAACAGCCGCCAAGTGGTTGCACTCAATAGGTTACAAAGAAGCTACTGGTGGCAGACTGGATGCCATGTTTATTCGTGAACGCAGAAAATAAAAACTCTCTTTCAGAGTTCGCTAAGGATGATGTAGCCGTTCAAGAGATGGCAAGGCTGTCTCGTAAAGCTTCTAAGCTACAACAAGAGTTGTCTATATCTAAAGCACAAGTTAAGGAACTTGAAGCCGACTTAGAAGAATCAGAAGCTCGCGCTAACATCATCGGCAAGTTGGATCGTCATAAATACAGACCACCTAAATGGTTGGTTAAAAAAGGCAAGCAAGGAACAGGTGTTGTTTGCACTATTCTTTCTGACACTCATTTCGATGAAGTGGTACGACCTGAAGAAATCCAATATCGCAACGAATACAACCGTGAGATAGCTGTTGACAGGTTAAGAACTTACTTTCAGAAAGTAATTCTTTTAACTAACGAATACGTGACAGGTATTGACTATCAAGGTTGCGTTCTTTTCTTGGCAGGCGACATCTTCTCAGGGGACATTCACGAAGAACTAACTGAAACAAACGAGGACACTATGCTCGGCTCAGTTATCTTTTGGACTGAGCAGTTGGCGGCAGGAATCAACCTGTTAGCTGAACACTTTGAATATGTCCATATTCCTTCAGTAGTAGGTAATCATGGCAGGCGTACTCGTAAAAGCAGAGCGAAGCTTCGTGCTAAAGATAACTTTGATTGGATGTTAGCTAAGACGTTAGAGAAACAATTTGAAGGCAACGACAAAGTTACATTCGATGTGGCTACTGGTGCTGACCTGATAGTGAAAGTTCAAGACACCACTTATCTGGTTACACACGGAGATCAGGCTAGAGGCGGTGGAGGTATTGGTGGTATATGGCCGCCATTGATGAGAATGGTTGCACGTAAACGACAGAACATGCACTTTGATTACATGGTGCTAGGTCATTTCCATCAGTTGATTATGGCTCCATCGTCAGGGTTTCTTCTTAATGGGAGTATGAAAGGTTACGATGAATACGCTTCTATTAGTAACTATCCTTATGAAGCTCCACAGCAAGCTATTTGGATTGATACGCCTGATAAGAATGTTCTTTGGCAAACAGCTATAACTTTTGAGGAATGAAACATCAAGTCCACATACACCAGCAACGGCTACGAAAGGGACTGCCAGCTATTATTCACCGAACGTATAAAGGTAGTGAATATCATAAAGAGTTTGAAATCCCTAAAGGAGCTAAAGTCATTCAACCTGATAAAAAGCTTTCATGTGGTGCTAGAGCGTGGATTGAATGGGAGGATTAAATGACTGTTCAAGATTGGTTGCAAGAAGGAATTGATAAAGGTTACTGTTCAGAGATGTCTTGCGACATGCATGATCCTAAGTATATGACTGAACAAGAAGCTATCGACAGGTGGAACGGCGAGGATCATTGCATCTTTGTTGTAAGAATCTTAGACGCTTAAGGCTCCACAAAAATACACTCACCGGGGCATTCTTCGGCGGCTTCAATGACTGCTTCTAAAAGATTGTCAGGAACATTAACCGACTCGCCCATACGATGTGTCGGTTCTTTAGGCGTAGGAGTTCCAGCTTCTTTAACGTAAAACAATCCGTCATCAAAACCGAAGAATACGTCAGGGACTATTTCTTCACATAGACCATCGCCTGTGCATAAATCTTGATCTATCCAAACTTTAGCCACTTTAATTTTCCTTATGGGTAAGTAACATCGGCATCCCTTATTGTTAAACGATACCATCCGCTATTAGCGTTGTTGTAAACAGAAGCTCTTACCACATAGTCGCCTGCCGTGAGTTCTCTTGTTATGCGAGAGTCCCATGAATCTTGCACATTGTTGATAACAGGTTCACCGTTAGAGAGTGTTACGTTAGGCGTTTCGTCTACATCTGTTGCTGTGCTAGGCGGGTTGTTGCAAGTGCTACCACAATCTCTACCACCATCATCGTTTGCTAAAATCTGATTGCCAACTGTTATCGCATCCATGTCTCCTGAATGGTCGCCGTCATCTGAGTCTGTGTCGTGGTTCAGGTATATGTAAGGATCAGCGTGTTCGTTATTAGAGCCGAACTGCGCTCCAGTTAAATTGCTTTCAGCATCAATCCGAATATCCATAAGCCCATCACCATCAGTGCAGTCGCAGGCTTCATTTTCTTCAGCGGCAGTAGGAACCGAGAAAGCAACATGGTCATAATCGTTGCGACTGCTGGAATCAACTATGCACCAATCACCTAGACCAGTCCAACCGCCTTGGGAGCAAGAAGCAGGTACAACTTCTGTAGCAGTTGTTACAGCTACAGACTGTGAGGTTGTTTCATCATCCCATATGGCACCTGATGAGGCGCAAGCATTATCTACGCAACTGTATTGTTCTGTTCCATTCGTAGTGTAAGTCGTGGTAGTGACAGTCGTTTCAG